CAAATATTCGCTATAATTTAGTTAGTAATGGTGAAATATTAAAAGAAAATCTTACTAGAGAAGAGCAAACTCAAACTATTACTCAATGGGGGATTGATATTTTCAATAAAAATGGAAGTATTACCCCAGAAGATGTTATGAATCTCAATTTTGAACCTATTATTAAGGAGGAATCTTAAAATTAATGGCACTTTACAGTAATACAGACGAAAAAATCGAATCAAAACCAAAAAAATCCCGTCAAGGATCAGGTAAACATACAAAATATGCGGCCACCTCTCGAAATCATAAAAAAAAGGTATATCGAGGACAAGGATAATATTAAAAGAGCAGTAAAATGCTCTTTTTTTATGCATATAACTAATAATATATGAAAAAAATTAAAAAAATGACTAATAACGACAAAAAATTTCTTAGGGAAATTTCAAACGACGATTTAACACCCAAAAAACGTAATTTAGAAGTTCAAAAGGAGATTTATGACCCGATTTTAGACATTGAAGGTTGGGATTATGATGATATTGAAGGAGAATCTGTTCCATTAGCTGAATATTAGTTAATTATTACTAATAAATAAAACAGATTGTTAATTTTTTAAATTGTAATGCCGGTAGAACGGATAAGTAAAGGTTTTAGAGACATTAGTTCTTCATTTAAGGTCAATCCGTTGACCAATGATATTATTGCAATTAAAAATGAGACTGCTATTTCTCGTTCTATTCGTAATTTAGTACATACACAAAAAGGAGAAAAGTTTTTTAGACCATATCTTGGATCTGATATAACTTCACTCCTTTTTAATAATGTTGATACACTTACAGCATCTTCAATTAAGACTGAAATTGAATTTTTAATTAATAATTATGAACCAAGAGTTAATCTTACTAAAGTTGAAATAATTCCAGATTATGATTCTGGAGAATTTGAAGCTATTATAAAATATACAATTATTGGAATTGATGTATTACCTCAACAATTGTCATTTGCCTTACAACCAACACGATAATGCCACTAGTAAATTTTGCTAATTTAGATTTCGACCAAATAAAAACTTCGATTAAAGATTATCTTAGATCGAATTCAACCTTTACTGGTTATGATTTTGAAGGTTCTAATCTATCAACAATTATAGATGTTCTTGCATACAATACATACATCACTTCATATAATGCCAATATGGTATCAAATGAAGTATTTTTTGATAGTGCAACTTTAAGAGAAAATGTTATTTCTCTTGCAAGAAATATTGGATATGTTCCTAGATCAAGAAAATCTTCAAGATCAAAAATATCATTTTTTATTGATACTAGTAATTTTACTAATAAACCAACAACTATAACTTTAAAAAAAGGTGTTGTATGTAATACGACAACATTTGGATCACAAAGTTATACATTTACTATACCTGCAGACATCACAGTTCCTGTAGCAAATAATATTGCACAATTTAATGATGTTTTAATATATGAAGGAGTACGTGTTACTCAGAATTTTACAGTTGATGCATTTAATCCAAAACAAAGATTTATTCTTGAAAATTCTGGTATTGATACAAGTCTAATAAATGTAACTATAAAACCTAATAATCTTTCTACAGTTACAAGAGAATATAAACTTGCAGATAGTTTATTTGAAATTAATGAAAACTCTGCAATATTCTTTATACAAGAAATTGAAAATGAAAGATATGAATTAATTTTTGGTGATGGTATATTTGGAAAAAAAATTGAAGCACCAAATTATATTATGATAGATTATAATGTTTCAAATGGTGCAGATGCTAATAATCTTTCTCAATTTAGTTTTGCTGGATCATTATTTGATGAAAATAATAGAATAATAACTAGTGGAATTTCTTTACTTACAACAATTGAATCATCCCATTCTGGATCAAGCATTGAAAGTGTAGAATCAATTAAGAAATATGCATCCAGAATATATGCATCAAGAAATAGAGCAGTAACTACAGCAGATTATGAGGCATTAATTCCTTCCATTTATGCAGAAACAGAATCTGTTTCAGTTTATGGTGGTGAAGATTTAATTCCACCACAATACGGAAAAGTTTATATTAGTATTAAACCTAATAATGATAGATATCTTTCAAACTTAACTAAAGATAATATTAAGAATGAACTTAAGAAATATACTGTTGCTGGAATTGTTCCAGAAATAGTTGATCTTAAGTATCTTTATGTTGAAGCAGATTCAAAAGTTTATTATAATTCAAATTTAGTACCTAGTCCAGCTGTTGCATCAGACGCAGTTCTTTCAAATATTACAACATATTCTGATTCAACAGAATTAAATAAATTTGGAGCAAGATTTAAATATAGTAAATTCTTAACTTTAATTGATAATAGTCATCAATCAATTACCTCTAATATTACTAATATAACTATTAGGAGAGATTTAAAGGCATCATTAAATACTTTTGCTGATTATGAAATTTGTTATGGTAATAGATTCCATATTGCCTCTATGAGTGGATATAATATTAAATCATCTGGATTTACGGTAAGTGGAATTGGGGGCATTGTTTATCTAACTGATCTTCCCTATGCAGAGGGTAAAAGTGGATCTATTAATCTCTTTAGATTAAACTCTCCAACTCAACCAGAAATTGTAAAAAGAAATATTGGAGAAATTGATTATATGAAAGGTGAAATTAAATTATATCCCACTAATATAGTTTCAACAGTTGTTGAAAGAGGAACTCCACTTATTGAAATATCAACTATACCTTACTCTAATGATGTTATTGGAATGCAAGATCTATTTTTACAACTAGATATGAATAACTTCACTATTCTAATGCTTCAAGATGGAATTTCATCTGGAGCAAATACATCTGGGGTAAATTATCTTGTATCATCAAGCTATTCAAACGGAACTTTAATTAGATAAGAGATATGTCAGAAACTAGGGTTAAAGTACAATCTATTGTCGAGCATCAATTTCCGTCTTATCTTATTGAGGAAGATCCACTTCTTGTGGACTTTATAAAGCAGTATTATATTTCTCAAGAATATCAAGGTTCAGCATCTGATATAATTCAAAATATTGATAAGTATATTAAATTAAATAAGATTTTTGATAAATTTGATTCTACTATATTATTAGAAGATATTTCTATCAATGAAACAACAATATCAGTAAAGAATCCCACCTTTACCGATGGATTTCCAGATAGATATGGTCTCATTAAGATTGATGATGAAATAATTACATATACAAGCAAAACAAAAACATCATTTTTAGGATGTGTAAGAGGTTTTAGTGGTGTAACTTCATATTCAAAACCAAACGAACCTGAAGAATTAGTTTTTTCTTCTTCTAGTAAGAGTAAGCATTCAAAAAATGCAATTGTTTATAATTTAAGTGGATTATTCTTAAATGAGTTCCTGAATAAAATTAAACAGCAATTCATTCCAGGATTTTCTGGTAGAGAATATTCTTTAACTCCTGAATTAGATCAAAATATTTTTATTAAGCAATCGAAAGATTTTTATACTTCAAAGGGAACTGATGAAGCATTTAAAATTCTTTTCAAAGCTTTATATGCTGAAAAAGTAGATGTTATTAAACCAAGAGAATATCTTTTTAAACCTTCGGATGCTGGATGGAGAAGGACTAAAGATTTGGTTGTTGAATCAATTTCAGGAAATCCATTAAATCTTTTAAATAATACCTTATATCAAGATGCATATCCAAATTATGATATTACAAATTCTTATGCATCTATCACTGATGTAGAACGAATTTGGGTTGGTGGAAAAGAATATTTTAAATTAAGTTTTGATGCGGATTATAATAAAGATCTTATCTTAGATGGAACGATCTATGGAGACTTTTCTGTTCATCCAAAGACTTTATTAATAACTCCAGTTGGTACAGGAGCTACAACACTTGATGTAGATTCTACAGTTGGATTCCCTACTACTGGAGAATTATTTGTAAATTATTCTGCTGGAACTACTGGGATATTAACTTATTCATCAAAATCAGTAACTCAATTCTTTGGAGTAATTGATGGTGTAGAAAGTGGAATTGGTACAGCATCAGAAATTAGATTAAATGTCGATGCTTATGGATATGATGGTATTAGTACTTCTAATCCAATTAAAATTAGAATCGGATCAGTTCTTGATGATGTTGTAATACCAGATAAAACGTATCTATTTTCTAAAAATGATACAGCTAAAATCAAAACATTAGGAATATCTTCATTTACAATTAGAACAGATAATTGGATTGATAATGTTGCTAATACTTATCTATTGGAATCCGTTGTTCTTATAGATTCTTCAAACTGGTCATATGATATAACAACTTTTGATATTCATAATTTTAGAATCGGTGATCCAGTAACATTTATTGATACTGGGTTAAATGAAACAGATTCTGTAGTTAGTGATGTATTAAGTAAATATAGTTTTACAATTAAGGGTCAAGGGGAATTAGTTCCTGGAAATGCTTATCAGATTAAGAGAAGAATTCTAA